CTTTGATATTTCCGCGCGGGGATTTTCGCCAAAACAATTTATATTTTCAAATAGTGCTTAAACGAGCTTATGAGTTCACATTAAATGGCATCTTTCCTTACAAATTTCCCCTAAAACATATTCTCATAAGCTCTTTTAAGCATTATTTGATTATATTTAACACATTTACACACGAAAGGAGGCAACTGTATGGCTAAACCCATGGTTGCAGGTTCCTCTAGCACTCCAAGACGAGGTAGAAAAGCCATAGGTAAAGAAGCTAGAGAGAATCAGCTTATATCTTTAGCAATGGATCTAGCGGAACAGCAGCTACGAGACGGTACTGCTTCCTCTCAGGTTATTACCGAATTCATCAAGCGTGGCTCCATGAAACAAGAATTAGAGCTGGAGAAACTTCGAGCCGAAAACAAAATGCTCCTAGCGAAAGCAAAAGCATATGAAGATCAGAAGAACATGGCTGAGGTTTACGAACGAGCTCTTAAAGCTATGCGAAACTACGCTGGACAGGGTGATGACGATGACTATGAATGATAGAACATATTCCGAACTCATGTTCATACGAGATTACTTAAAACGCTTCGAGTATCTCAAACTTGACGGACGAGTTGGTGAGATTACATTTGGATATGAACGTTATCTAAACCAAACTCTTTACCGTTCAGAAGAATGGAAACGCTTTCGTAGAGATATCATCCTTCGAGACAATGGCTGTGATCTGGCTTGTGAAGGGTTTGAAATTTACGGAAAGATTATGGTCCACCATATCAACCCGATCACAATCGATGATGTGGCACGACGAAGTAAAAAAGTTTTTGATCCAGAGAATGTAATTTGTTGTAGTATGAATACTCACAATGCAATCCATTATGGTGATTCGGGATTACTGTTAACTGGACCAATAACAAGAACTAAATACGATACATGCCCATGGAGAAAGGAGAGTCCATGAGAACATTACGATTTATAGTAAAAGGTCAGACGATTAGTTTAGACCCACAATGCGACTTTAAAGGGCTTATTCCAGGTACTGAGGGATACCTAGAGGCCGAATTCTCCTTCTCGAAAGAGTGGGAAAGTTGTATAAAAGTGGTAGCATTCTTCTCCAATCTAGGACGAGAGTACGAACCACAAGTATTAAACAGACGAAATGTATGTATAATCCCTCAAGAAGCTCTTGCTAACCGAATATTTAAAGTACAAGTAGTCGGAAAGAAAGACAACTATACATTACGCACAAACAGAATTGCTGTACGTCAGGAAGGGAGGTAATCGATATGAGTCAAGCAGAAGATTTATTAAATTCTTTAGCGGAGTCAGTAGCGGTGCATGAGCATCCAGTAGTTGATTCCGATTCATATTTCATTATCGATCCTGATACCAGAACCATCACGAATACAGCAGAAACTAAAAATGTGATAATGCAATATGACCACGATTCCGAGCGATATACATTCGAATTGAAACGATTTATCGAAGCTCACGACATGATGTTGTGTAACGTGGTCAAAGTTCATTATAACAATATCGATGGAACCACCGGTGAAGAGCATGCTGACGTAGCCGATATTTATGATTTACGCATCAACCCAGATAACACCGGAACAGTTCTTTGTTCATGGACTATTTCCAGACAGGCTACACAGTTAGCGGGTGTATTGAGTTTCTTGGTTCAGTATATTTGTACAGCACCAGACGGAACTGTTGTATACGAGTGGCACTCCGATATTTATTCCGATGTAGAAGTCAGAGCTGGTCGCAACAATGGTGAAGCATCTATCATCCCATACAGCGATATTCTCGAACAGTGGCGAAACCGTTTATTCGGAGCTGGTAATACGGTAATTACCGATATCGCGGCAGCCGCTGAAGCAGAGAAAACATCTATCGAGTTAAAAGGTCAGGAAACGTTAGCAACAATTCCAGCTGATTATACTACTACGTACAACATGGCCGAAGAAGCTTTACGCCGAAAAGCAGATGCTATCGAATTGGAAGTAGAAGGTGTTGGTATAACGGTTGATAACGCATCTGATGGGTATTTACTCGGATTAGAAGTATACGGCAAGACTGAACAGAACACTACGAGTGGTGTGCAGTTGTTGAATATTTCAGAAGATAATTCAACATTAGATCGAGGATTAACGCAAATCGTAGAAAAAGGTGTATGTAGTGTTAGTGGTACCGCATCTTCAACTGGTGGATTTAGCTTAACATTACTCGGCACATATACCAATACCAAGGCGTTATTTACATTGGAAGCGGGTACGTATACGGCTACTGATTGTTCTCTGTATTCATTCGATGGAACCACTCGAAAAGATTATAGAGGTACATTCACATTAGAAGAGCCAACCGATATTACTTGGGTTGCTACTAGATCCTTTGCGAACGGCGAAACAGTAAAAGAAACAACGTATCCTATGTTGGTATATGGAACTGTAGAACGTCCTTGGGAACCTTATTCTTACGGAAGACCTTCCCCTAGCATGAAATGCGCTCAGGAAATGGTGAGTATTGAGAATCCACTTGTCGGTATATTTGGTATTAATCTCGCCGATATACAGAACATCGACGTGCACGCAAACCAAACTTTAGAAATTTCAGAAGATAGCTATACAATAGTTGCTTCTGGCGGTTCAGATAAACCATATACATCATCCACGGTGTCACTGAATGTTGATTTATTGAAGGGTAAAAGAGTAATACTTAAAGCCGATAGTATTACCAACACCAACACAAATGCCCATGGCGTAGTTCAGTTAAATGTTAAGACTCCATCTGGTAGAATGTATATGCCTATTTCAACCTATGCGCTATCAAAGACAATCGATATCCCTAGTGATACCACCGAACTCATATTGTCTGTATATACGAATAATACTGAATCGGCGCTAGCTGAAGATAACACGAATACTGTAAAAGGTCTTGGTGTATATTTTGTCGACAGCGATTGGAAACCTTATGTTCCAATTCAAACCGCTAAGTTCCCATACGTCTTACGAGGCAATAAGATAGACTCTGGTGGTAATTATATTGATTCCACAGGACAGCGATGGGTAGCTGATTATGTTGATTGCGAAAACAAACGAATAGTCAGACGAATCGGTCTTATGACTTTAGATAGTACGAGAACATATCATATAAACGCTTATAGATTGCAGGAAGGCTTATATGTATTCGGTACTAATTTCAAAACTACCGATGATTACGAATCACCACTTTACGCTGATAAACTCCAGTATCAATTGTGGGGATATTTAGCAGCAGGCGAAGGTAGAGGAGATAAGATATACAAAGTGTCAGATGGTATATTCGTTTATTTAGAGGATCAGTCTATTTGTACGGTGGCAGATTTCACGAATTATGTAGGTGAGAATCCGATTGTAGTTCAGTATATTCTTGGAACTCCAGTATACGAGCCACTTACGGACGAAGAAGTAGCAGCTTATAAAGCTTTACATAGTAATTATTATACGACTACGATTCAAAATGATTCGAAAGCTCATATGAAAGTTACTTACGCAGCGGACACCGAAATCTTCTTACGAGATAATCAACCAGTTCCAACCGAGGAGCAGGTAAGCGAAAACATTCGAACATATCTCGATGAAAAAGGAGCTCAGTATCCATCTGACGAACATATTAACGAATTGATTCACGCAGCACTGGAGGAATGTTTGAATGGCGTATATTAAACAATTAACAGATATCGCCAATGCTATTCGAACAGTGACTGGTGAATCTGGCAAAATGACTTTAAGTCAAATGGCTAAGAAAATTAAAAAATTAGAAGTCCCAGCTGATAGTTTTGTGTTGGTTACGGAAGACGGAAACGAATACACCGCGGTAATGACTCACGAAGAAGTGGTTTTAACCGCTATAGCGAATGATATTCGAGAAGGTACGACTGGACTTACTGTGAATGGTGTGACTAAAGGTACAGCTAAAATCCCGGCTTATCATACTTGGCAGGGAGTCGCTATAATTCCTAACGGTAGTGATTTTAAAATCACCAATCGAGATCCCAATATCGATTACCATGATTTTACAGAAATACAAAGCATGATATGTTCATATAATACGAATTTGGCGAATAGCGTTTCCACGGATAGAGTATCGATTGGTGATAAAGTGTATGCGGTTCAATCTACATCAGCAGTCGCTACGTTAACCAAAAATACAACGAATAAAACAATTGAATATGGAATTACGAATACATCTGGTGGCATCCAAGTTATCAGATTCTTTATGTATAAGGAGGTAAAATAATATGTCAATGAATTACGCTTATAGTTATGCTGAAATTGATTTAGCAACGGGTATGTGTATTGGCGTTCACACGATGACTTCACCTGTAGATAGCCCATACTATATTCCAATTCCAACTTACGACGAAGAGTATTGTTTGAAATACTACATCAACGGTAATTGGTATGAGGATGCTGAAGGAACTATTCCTTGGACATCTGCATTAGTTTAATTAAAAGTAAAGGAGCCGATAACATATGTCAACTAAGAAATTACAAGTATTCGGCTTAAAAGGCGAAAAAGGTACCGGTATTAAGAAGATCACCCAAACTACCGTTGCGACAGAAGACAAAGGTAAGAACGTCGTTAATATTGCCCTCGACGACGGAACATCCTATAATGTCGAAATTCAAAATGGTAGTAAGGGATCTATTGACAATATCGATACCACATTATCAGTAGAAGGGGTTGCCGCAGAATCCAAAACCACAGGCGATAAATTCTACGAATTAGAAAAAAGAAAAGCCCCAGGAATCGCCCGTTCAATGTCTGGAAAGAGCATGGTAGCGAAAGACTCCAGTAAGAATCCATTTACAGGCATGAAACTGTTCGGAAAGACCACGCAGAAGAGTACGACTGGGGCGCAGTTGGCGGAGTTTCCAGATGACGTTTATACGGCGAATGGCGTTACGATCACAATAAAAGACGGAGTAATTACTTGTTCTGGTACGCCAACTGTCGAAAATGGTATCTTTTTAACAAAATGGGGAAAAGATATCGATTTGAATTTGTTAACTGTAGGGGAGACTTATTACGCATACGGCTTTTGTCAATTAGGTGTTTATATAGGTGAAGAACTGAAATATATTTCGGGGAGCTTTACATACACAGAGAATGTAAGCCGAATACGTCCTTATATTCAATTGATGGTTGAAACATACACAAATGGTATGATTTTATACCCAAGACTTGTAGCGGTAGAAAATGCTAATTTCGAACCCTACACAGGCGGAGCACCAAGCCCATCCGTAGACTACAAGCAGGAGTTGAAACATCTGGGCGAGTGGTGGAATTTGTTGAATCTGCCAGATGTGGAAGAGAATACTATTAAAGGTGTTACTTGGAGTTGCAAGAATGGTGTAGTTAGTATAAAAGGTACTGCAACTGAGGATTTCTCTACAAGGAATAATGGTATTTTTGCCGATATAACTGGATTTAAAGGAACGTATCGTATAAGCGGTGGCGATAACCAAAAATCTGTATGGGTTATGATTACGTCGGCTGATGGTGTAACTACTTATAAAAGACATGAGTCATTCACGTTAGATGGTTCAGAAAGTTTAGTCCATATTTATATTCTGATTATTTCTGGTACAACCGTTGACGAAAAAATTTACCCAATGCTCAACTACGGCACAACCGCTCTCCCTTACCGCCCATACAGTGGGGAGAAAGAGATTAGGGTTGAGGTGTTTGGGGGGAATTTGTTTGATGTAAGGAACGCAAAGACAACAATAGGCGGAGTAACAATAACTGGTAATGGTAATAAGTGCGTTATTAGTGGAACATGTACTACTGGTAATTGGGTTAATGTACAAAAACAATCCATACCCAAAGGAACATATACAATTAGTGTAGACATTAAAGGAAATACTCCTGAACAAGGTTGGATGTTACAATACAATACAAACGAGTCGAATGCGTCCAATGTTGTTGAGACTAACTTGAGATTTGAAAAAGCATATACTTTTACATTAGAAGAAGACGGTTTTGCGCAAGTATTACTCGGTATACAAGTTGGAGAAGTGTATAACTCGGTTGAAATTGAAATTATGCTCAATTACGGTGACACAGTCCTCCCATACGAACCCTACAACACCCCACAATCCCTCATCACCCCAGTATCCTCTGGACTCCCAGGCATCCCACTTGGTGCAACCACTCCAGATGCGATTGCCAACAGTCCAGTACATATGTCTGGTGTTTGGTGGGATGATGAAGAAGAGCAGTATTACATTGGGGATACCAAGGATTATGAGAGTGGAAAGTATGTGCAGAGGGTATTTGAGTATGAATTTACGGGAATGGAAACTTTGGGTGGATATAGCACTGGAGAAAATTATTTGCCCATATTTTATCCAGAAAATAAAACCATTCAATATTTAAATGGAATGAGTAATATTATGGAAGTTGTTAGAAGTTTCTCTATGATAATGAACAATGACAACACACTATCGTGTGCACAAGGTGGGATTGTAATTCACCTAAGCGGAATCAAAGGTGTAGGAGATAATACCTTGTATCCAACAACTAATGAATTGTTAAATGCAGCCAAAAGTAGATTGAAAGAATTATCAGACGCAGGAAAGCCTTTGAGAATACTTTATATCCTCGCCACCCCAATCGAAACCGACATTCCAGCCGAGGAAATCGTAGCTTACCAGAAACTCACAACCAACTACCCAACCACCACAGTCTTTAACGATTGCGACGCGATGATAGAAGTGGGGTATGTGGCGGATACAGCAAATTACATTGGCCATAACTACGTACCATTATCCAAATACACGGAATTGGAAGAACGTATAACCACTTTAGAAAACAAATAAAAAAATCAAAATGGATTCACAAGATAACATTCACAAGAGCTTACAGAGTTAGTCACCAACCAAATAGAGATTTTTCCTTTCGCACGGTCACACATCCAAATCCTAAACCCAGCCGTGTTTTCCTTAAGATCTCTAGACCAACCCTGTGAGTTCCTCTGAGTGTTATCTTTTTGTGTGTCCATTTTTAGGACCTTTAGCTCAGTTGGTCAGAGCAGTCGGCTCATAACCGATTGGCCCAGGTTCGAGTCCTGGAAGGTCCATTTATTGTAATGAAATTACGAAAAATATTAATAAAAGGAGGGATGATATGGAAAGCATACTGACATCGATTAAGAAACAGTTAGGTATAACTGAAGAATACACTGTGTTCGACGATCAGATAATCATGCATATTAATTCCACATTCATGGTACTTAATCAGCTTGGTGTCGGACCGCCAGAAGGATTTTATATCGAAGATGATTATGCTACCTGGTCTGATTATCTCGGTGATCCAGTCAAGCTGCAAATGGTTAAAACTTACATGGGTCACAAGGTAAGACTCCTTTTCGATCCTCCATCAAGTTCGGCACATATGAACGCTATTACTCAGGTAATTAATGAGTTCGAATGGCGTCTCAATGTTGCGGTAGATCCAACGAATAACTAAGAGAGGAGGAAAATCAAAATGGAGAACATTACGAATACGTATCCAGACGAGTTACAGCATTATGGTATTCTCGGCATGCAGTGGGGTAAAAGACGTTTCCAGAATAAGGATGGTTCTCTTACACCAGAAGGAAAGAAACGTTACGACAAAGATTCAGACGATGAAACTACTACTATCACGATGCAGGTTAAAAAATCTGATGCGGATAAGTTTAAGAATGCACATAAGAAGTCTCCCAACGAAATGACTGGTAAGGATTATAAGCAGATGAAGCCTGCCGATATGACAGATGAAGAGCTTAGAAGAGCTATCGAACGTTCTCGAATGGAGAAAGCGTACGCAGAACTTAATCCCGAACCAGTTTCTAGAGGTAAAGAAATAGTTGATAAAATTATTTTCGATAAACTTATTCCTAGTGCAATTGATGCTGGTAAAAACTTCATGGATAAGAAACTTGGTAAGATTATCGACGAAGCTATGAAAGATGCTAAACCAGAGAGTGAATACGACAAACTTAAGAAGAAGTACGATCTGGAGAAGCTGAAGAAAGACTTGGCTGATCTTGGCAAGCCTAAAGAAGAATCTCTTCAGGATGCTTTTAATAAGTATGGTAAAATGGGCGAAAGTATTAAAAAAGCAAGAGATGCTGGTATTCCTATCGACGATGATGTCGTTAAAAACATGACCGGTGTTGGTCTTAAGTCTAAGAAAAACGACGACACGAAAACAGATTCTAAATCTAAAAACGAGTCTAAATCAGAATCAAAGTCCGAACCTAAAACAGAAACTAAATCAGAATCAAAGTCCGAACCTAAAACAGAAACTAAATCAGAATCAAAGTCCGAACCTAAAACAGAACCTGAATCCAAACCTAAGTCTGAACCAAAATCGGAATCTAAACCAAAAGACGACGATACAGTTTGGTCTGGTAAAGTTGAAGGTAAAGGAACGTCTACTAGTAGTATAAAAGATGAATGGGCGAATGGTAAGAAATGGTGGGATAACAGTAACGTGACTGAGACTGTTTGGTTTGAGTCCGATTACAGCGATTTTGTCAATAACAGAACAACTCAATCCTATATTTCATCTGGACAATCTTATGCTACAGCTTTCTTAGAAGACCATTCGAGGTAGGTGACACAACATGGCGTTAAGCAACACAGCAACCCCTAAGTATTATGGAAGATTCAGAGATGCTGTAATGCGAGGGGAAATCCCAGTTAATGAAGAAATCGCCCTAGAAATGAATCGAATAGACGAATTAATTGATAACCCTGGAATTTGGTATGACGACCAAGCGATTCAGGGTTTTATTAATTACTGCGAGAATGAGTTAACACTAACAGACGGTGAAAACTTACATCTACTCGATTCATTTAAACTTTGGGCTGAACAAATATTCGGTTGGTATTATTTCGTAGAGCGATCTGTATACCAGCCAAACCCTGATGGACACGGTGGTCGATATGTTACAAAGAAGATTAAGAAACGTTTGGTGAATAAACAATACTTAATCGTGGCTCGTGGTGCGGCAAAATCAATGTATGCATCTTGTATTCAGAGTTTCTTCCTAAACGTAGACACCTCGACCACCCATCAAATCACTACAGCTCCGACCATGAAACAGGCCGAAGAAGTAATGTCACCTATTCGAACAAGTATTACACGTTCTAGAGGACCACTCTTTCAGTTCCTCACAGAAGGTTCGTTACAAAACACTACTGGACCGAAAGCTAATCGAGTTAAATTGGCTTCTACTAAAGTCGGTATTCAGAATTTTCTGACAGGTTCCGTACTCGAAGTAAGACCTATGTCAATCGACAAACTTCAGGGTCTTCGAGTTAAAGTAGCGACAATTGACGAATGGCTTTCTGGTGATATCAGAGAGGACGTTGTTGGTGCTATCGAACAGGGTGCAGCGAAAGAACAAGGTAGTGCTGAAAACAACGATTACCTTATTGTAGCGATTAGTTCAGAAGGTACCGTTCGTAATGGTAGCGGCGATACAATCAAAATGGAGTTAATGAAGATTCTCAAAGGCGAGTATAAAAATCCTCATACTTCGATTTGGTGGTATAAGCTCGATTCCATTGACGAAATTAATGAACCTGACAAATGGCGTAAAGCTAACCCAAATCTCGGACTTACAGTATCATACGATACTTATCATGTTGACGTTGAAAGAGCAGAGCAACATCCAGCGGCTCGTAATGATATTTTGGCAAAACGATTTGGTATACCTATGGAAGGTTATACATACTACTTCACATACGAAGAAACATTACCTCAACAGAAGAAACGTGACTACTGGAAGATGACTTGTGCGATGGGTGCGGACTTATCCCAAGGTGATGACTTCTGTTCATTCACGTTCTTATTCCCATTACGAGATGGATGTTTTGGTGTTAAAACTAGAAACTATATTTCGGAAACTACTTTACTTAAATTACCATCAGCTATGCGTAGTAAATACGACGAGTTTATGAAAGAAGGTAGTTTAATAGTAATGAACGGAACCATTCTCGATATGATGGAAGTTTACGAGGATTTGGACGAGTATATTATCAACTGTGGTTATGATGTACAAGCATTCGGTTATGACCCTTACGGTGCAAAAGCTTTTGTCGAAAGATGGGAGTTGGAAAACGGACCATTTGGTATTGTTAAGGTTCCACAGGGTTCTAGAACTGAATCTATCCCTCTTGGTGAATTAAAGAAATTGTCCGAAGAGAGAATGCTTCTATTCGATGAGGAAATTATGTCCTTTGCGATGGGTAACTGTATCGTTATGGAAGACACAAATGGAAACAGAAAACTATTAAAGAAACGCTATGAGGCAAAGATTGACCCAGTTGCCAGTCTTATGGATGCATTTATAGCGTATAAACAGAATAGAGAGGCTTTTGATTAAGAACCAGGAGGTGATTCAAAATGGAATATTACAACGAAGATTATCTCATGCATTATGGCGTCCTCGGAATGAAATGGGGAGTTCGTAGAGCATTGCATAAATCCGAACGTAATAAAGACTTGAATATTAAAGCCTTAGATTACGATAAGAAATCAGCAAAGTATACTCGCAAATCCGAAAAGATTCATGCTGAAGAAGATATCGGTAAAGCGAATAAAAAAGCTAAGAAAGCTGCTACTTATGAAGTTAGAGCTGCAAAGAAACAGAAGAAAGCGGAAAAGTCCGACAACGAATTGTCTCGTGCAATGTATACAAAGAAAGCTGAAAACTATAAGTATAAAGCGGCTAAAGCACAGCTGGAAGCCAACCGAATCGCAAAGACAGAAGGTTATAGCGGTAAGGCTATGAAATATTCCGTTAAATCAGATAAGGTGGCGATTAAGGCTGCTAAAGTCAGAAAGAAAATGGCGACCAACGAAGCGTATATCGAAAAGATGAAACAGCGAGTATCCGAAATGTCTCCAGAAGATAGACGCGCAGGAAAAGAATACATCGATAGATTGATGAGTGCTTAGGAGGTGTGATACTTGCATGAATATTACACAGTAACCCCTCACTCAGATGAGCTCTATCACTGGGGCGTAAAAGGTATGAAGTGGGGTGTTAGAAGATATCAGAACAAAGACGGATCACTTACTGATGCGGGGAAGAAACGCGCCGAATCATACAGACAAAAAGAATTATCGAGATTGGATAAAACATACGATACATCTCGACTCGATAAGCGTATACATAAAACTGCTCAGAAAATTAGTGACAGAATGCCAGATTCAACACCTGATGACAAACGCTACAACAAGTTGGTGGACAAAGCGAAGCGAGATTCTTTCACATATTACTATAAACAAGGTATGAAAGCGGTTGAAACTAGCAGATTAAACAATATGACTTTGAAACAGATCGACACCGAACGTAAAAATATAGGTGCTGTTAAGGCTGCCAATGTTTTATCTATAGTAGGCGGTAGTACTATGGCTGCTATAGGCGGTTTCGGTTATATACGAACTGTAGATACAACGTCGTACAAAACTAATTCGAGAGTTACAGACAACGATCGAGCTAGGGTTGTTAGTGATGCTCGCGTAGAATCAAGCGGAGATGTCGAATCGATGCTGGAAACAGGATTCAACAATATAGGTAGAAAGAACCCACGAAAATGGGAGAGACCAACGTGAGAGTATAGGAGGTAAAATTCAAAATGGGATTTAGAGATAGACTTCAGCACGCCTGGTCAGCCTTTATGAATAAAGATCCAACATATGGTTATCGCCGTGATATTGGTATTAGTTATTCTAGACGTCCAGATAGAACTAGATTGTCGGGTGGAAATGAACGATCCATTATTACGGCATTATATAATCGAATAGCTGTTGACGTGGCAGCACTTGATATTGTTCACTGCAAACTCGATGAGAACGGGCAGTTCCTAAAAAGAATGAATTCCGATCTTAACAACTGTCTTAATTTAGAAGCTAACTTAGACCAAACAGGACGAGCTTTTATGCAGGACGTTGTTATATCGATGTTAGATGAAGGCTGTGTGGCGATCGTACCGGTTGATACTGATATTGACCCAACAGTCTCAGATTCATATAAGATTTTATCCATGCGTACAGGTAAGATTGTCGAATGGTATCCTAAGCACGTACGATTGAGTGTATATAACGAACGTACTGCTAAGAAGGAAGAAATCATTATGCCTAAAGATAAGGTTGCGATTATTGAAAACCCATTATATTCAGTAATCAACGAACCAAACTCTACGGTACAGCGATTGATTCGAAAATTAAATCTCCTGGACGTTATTGATGAACAAAGTGGTGCTGGTAAATTGGATTTAATTATTCAGTTACCTTATGTTATAAAGTCTGAAGCTCGCCGTACTCAGGCAGAACAGAGACGAAAAGACATAGAAATGCAGTTAGCAGGTTCCAAGTATGGTATCGCTTACACCGACGGAACAGAGCGAATAACTCAGTTAAACCGTTCAGTAGACAATAACCTTATGAAGCAGATCGAGTATTTGACTAATATGGTTTACAGTCAGTTAGGTATCACTCAATCTATTCTCGATGGTACAGCGGATGAACAAACTCAGCTTAACTATCAGACTAGAACTATCGAACCTATTATCTCAGCAATCGTGGATGAAATGAAGAGAAAGTTCTTAACAAAGACTGCGAGATCTCAGTTACAGACAATTACGTTCTTCCGAGATCCGTTCAAGCTTGTACCAGTTGGTAATATTGCCGAGATTGCGGACAAACTTACTCGTAATAAGATTCTTACTGCGAATGAGGTACGTCAGATTATCGGTATGAGACCTTCCGAAGATCCAGATGCTGATAGATTGAAGAATGCTAACATTGCAGAATCTAAACAACAGGTACCACCAAGTGATAAATCACAAGAAACAGATGTAACACAGCAACAGATGGAGGAAAATCAAAATGGCGAATGAATTTGATTTCAGTGGCTATGCTACGCGTAATGATTTACTCTGCGGTGACGGTCGAATCATTCGAAAGAATGCTTTTATAAATGACGATGGACAGACAGTACCAATGGTATGGAATCACGATCATACTAAACCAGACGCTGTACTCGGTCATGCATTACTTGAAAATAGAGACGATGGGGTTTACGCATATTGTAAATTCAACGATACCGAAGCTGGCCAGAATGCTAAGAAATTGGTTGAACACGGCGACGTGCGATCACTTTCAATATATGCAAACAAACTTAAACAGAGAGGTAATGAAGTAATCCACGGTATTATTCGTGAACTTAGTTTAGTATTGGCTGGAGCTAATCCAGGGGCATATGTCGATTTCGTTATGGCTCACAGCGATGATGAAAACGGCGATGGCGTATTTGCTAACTATGACGAAAATGCTCTCGTACTCTACCACTCTGATGACTCTGAAAAGAAAGGAGACACAAAAGTGGCAGAGGAAACAAAGAAACCAGAAGCCGAAAAAGGTAACGAGAAAACAATTAAAGAAATGTTCGAAGCATTTACACCAGAACAGAAAGAAGTTGTATACGCCTTGATCGGTTATGCGGTAGAAGACGCTACTAAAGGTAAGAAAGAAGAAAAAGAAGTTAAGTATTCCGATGATAATGCTTCAGATAGTGAAAAAACTATTAAAGAATTATTCGACGCGTTCACACCTGAACAGAAAGATGTCGTATATTTTATGATCGGCGAAGCGCTTAAACATAATGAAGAATCTGATGAAGATGAAGAAAATGAAGGAGGAAATGCTGATATGAAACAGAACGCATTTGAACAGAACGAAAACCAGACTAACGACGTACTTAGCCATTCCGAAATGAAAGCTATTTTCGAAGATGCAAAACGTTGTGGTTCTCTGAAAGAAGCTGTATTAGCACATGGTATCGAGGAAATTGAATTGCTGTTCCCAGACCATAAAAAACTGAATAACGAACCAGGATTCATCAAACGTGATGACGATTGGGTAGCTAAAGTATTGGGTGGAGTTCATCACACACCATTCTCTAGAATTAAAACTGTATTTGCTGACATCACAGCAGCACAGGCTAGAGCTAAAGGTTACCAGAAAGGAAATCTGAAAGTTGAAGAAGTATTCAAACTGTTGAAACGTGTTACAAATCCAACAACTGTTTACAAGAAACAGGCTCTGGATCGTGACGACATTCTGGATATTACAGACTTCAACATCATTCCATGGCTGAAAAGCGAATTGCGTATGATGCTGAATGAGGAATTGGCTCGTGCTTTCCTGATTGGTGATGGAAGAGATCCAGTAGAAGAAGCTAACGACAAAATCGACGAAGAATGTATCAGACCAATCTGGAAGATGGAAGAACTGTTTACAGTTAAAGTTCCAATTAAAGTTTCTGCGGCAGCTACAGCTGATGAAAGAGCTAAAGCATTTATCAGAGCTTGTATCAAATCCAGAAAAGAATACAAAGGTTCTGGTAACCCAGCTATGTTTATGTCCGAAGATATGCTGACAGACTGTCTGTTAGTTGAAGACGTAAACGGTCGCGTTATCTACGATACAGTAGCTAAATTGGCTGCTACTCTGCGTGTATCCGAAATCATTCCAGTTCCAGTAATGGAAGGACTGACAAGAACAGACGATGACGGCAAGACATTCGAATTGGCTGCTATCTACGTAAACCTGAAAGACTATAACGTAGGTACAGACAAAGGTGGCGAAATTAACACATTCGACGATTTCGATATCGACTACAACAAACAGAAATACCTGATGGAAACACGTTGCTCCGGTACTCTGGTTAAACCACATTCCGCTGTAGCTCTGGAATTCGTTGTAGAATAATAAAATTCAAAATGGAGAGATAAATCATGGCGAAATATTATGGGAAAATCGGCTTTGCTGAATCGGTTGAAACTAGACCTGGTAGATGGGAAGAGAAACTAGTAGAACGTCCATATTTTGGCGACACTATTCGAAATACTCGAATACTTCAGAATTCTGGTAATGTAAACGACAACATTAACGTCGCTAACCAGATTAGTATTGTAGCCGACCCATACGCCATGAATAATTTCTTCACGATGAGATATGTGGAATATATGAACGCTCGATGGAAAGTATCAAACGTTGAACTTCAGTATCCACGATTAATATTAACTATAGGAGGCTTGCATAATGGATAGATCGCTTAAATTACAAGAAGAGCTTGAAATTCTGCTCGGTAGTAGAAATGTATATTTCCAACCTCCTAGTACGTTAATGATGAAATATCCTTGCATTCGATATTCGAAGAAAGGTAATGACGCCAAACATGCGAATAATAGAATCTATAAAACTATGAATCGTTATGAAGGTGTTGTGATAGATTACGATCCAGATACAACTATTCCAGATCAGATTTTACATCATTTCCCGATGTGTAGTCTCGGTAGTGGGTATGTTGCTGATAATCTGAATCACTATCCATTTACATTATATTATTAAAACTTATATAAGGAGGAAACAACTCATGGCTAAACTTGAATGGGATAAAACCGGCGAACGTTATTATGAAACCGGTGTCAAATACGGTGTGCTTTACCCACAGGTAGACGGAGAGTATCCACAGGGTGTAGCTTGGAACGGTCTTACGGCTGTTACAGAAAGCCCATCCGGTGCGGAAGCAACTCCAATGTATGCTGATGACATTAAATACTTGAATCTGATGTCTAACGAAGAATTTGGTTATAGTATCGAAGCATATACATATCCGGTTGAATTCGAAGAATGTGATGGTTCTGCCGAAATTGCTACAGGCGTTAAAATCGGACAGCAGCCACGTAAAGCATTCGGTCTGTGCTACAGAACTACACTCGGTAATGACACAGAATTCAACGATCACGGATATAAACTGCATTTGGTTTATAACAGCTTGGCAGCTCCATCTGAGAAAGCTTATGCTACTATCAATGATAGTCCAGAAGCAATCACTTTCTCTTGGGAATGTACAACTACACCAGTTAACGTCACTGGACACAAACCAACAGCTAGCATCGTAATTGATTCTACTAAAGCTGACAAAGCTAAGTTAGCTGCTCTGGAAGCTATTCTGTATGGTTCTGAAAATGAAGAACCAAGATTGCCATTACCAGATGAAATCATGACATTAATGAAATCTGCGTAATAATATACACGAATGATTAAGGCCTCACTTCAAAATGGTGGGGTCTTTTTCTACTAAACACACAATCACTCGAAAAGGAGAACAAATTTTATGTTAAAGAAAACTGTCACATATGAAGATTACAATGGAACTGAAAGAACTGAGGATTTTTACTTCAACCTCAACAAAGCTGAAATTACAGAAATGGAATTGGGTACAACGGGCGGTTTATCCGAAATGATTAAGAAAGTTGTAGCTACACAGGACGCTCCAGCTATTATTAAGATTTTCAAAGATTTGGTATTAAAAGCATACGGCGAGAAAAGTGCTGATGGTAGACGATTCATCAAGATCGCTCCAGACGGACACAGATTGGCAGACGATTTCGCTCAGACAGAAGCGTATAGTCAGATCTTTATGGAACTGGCATTTGATGCGGACGCTGCGGCTAAATTTGTTAATGGGATTGTTCCAAAGACTGAAGGAACGAATGTACCAGCGATTAAATAAGAAAACAATGGAGGTGTGAGAAGATGTTTCAATTAGTCATTCCTGGAGATGAGATTTGGGATGAAGAAAACGGTTGTTTCTATTATATAAATAACCAAGTATTACGACTGGAACATTCCCTCGCATCTCTTTATAAATGGGAATCCAAGTGGCATAAGCCTTTTTTTTCCAAAAAAGCTATGAGCTACGAGGAAACTATAGATTATATACGATGTATGACATTGGATAATAACGTGTCTGATGATATTTATGCTTCTTTGCAAGAGAGACAGATTAAAGAAATTTTGGCGTATATAGATAACCCTATGACAGCTACTACTTTTTCGAAAGAGAAGAATCAGAAGCCAAATAGGGATATTATAACCGCTGAACTAATTTATTACTGGATGATTCGGGCACAAATACCATTCGAATGTCAATATTGGCATCTTAATCAATTAATGACTCTCATTCGTGTTTGTAGTATTAAAAACGAACCACCTAAGAAGATGGGCAAACATGAATCTTTACGACAGCGTTCAGCATTGAATGCGGCTCGTCGTGCACAAATGAACACGAAAGGTTGATAAAACATGGTTAAAAGAAAAATTTGTCTTGATGCTGGACATTATGGAAAATACAACCAGAGTCCAGCTAATAGCGCATATTTCGAGTCTGTAATGAACTGGAAATTACATAACTTATTGAAAGATGAGTTGGAAACATACGGATTCGAAGTTATCACAACAAGAAGTAGTCAGGCTAAAGACCTGAGTTTATATAGTCGTGGAGCAAAATCAAAGGGATGTGATTTGTTCTTATCTATTCATTCCAATGCAGTTGGTTCTGGAGTGAACGAGAAAGTTGATTATCCTGTAGTTTATGTACCGTTAAGTGGTAATGGTGACGCACTAGGTCAGAGACTTGCTGATTGTATTGCGGACACTATGGACACTGACCAGCCAGGACGAATTGCTAAGAGAAAGAGTGAGAAAACTGGTGGAGAGTATTATGGTGTAATCCGTGGTGCGGTAGGCGTTGGAACAATCGGTATGATTCTCGAACATAGTTTCCACACAAATACTCGCTCTACAAATTGGTTGCTTAAGAATTCCAATCTGGAGAAATTGGCAAAAGCAGAAGCTAAAGTAATTGCTGATTATTTCAAAATGGAAAAAGTGACAGCATCTGCTCCAGTTACTGAGAAGAACGAAACAACAGTATATCCTAAAGCTCCATTCGCAGTAAAAGTGTTAGTGAGCGATTTGAATTATCGTTCAGAACCATCAATGGACGGTGATGTATTAGGTGTTACTAGTAAAGGTACATTCACTATCGTTCTGGTAGACGGTAACTGGGGTAAACTCAAATCTGGTAAAGGTTGGATCTATCTTGGTAATCCAGAATATTGTACGATCGTTAACACTCTTCCATTTAATGTCAAAGTCGAAATCGACGATCTGAATATTCGTACAGGCCCAGGAACAAATTATGTGAAAACAGGCGAATGCACTGGAAAAGGTAAATTCACAATTACAGAAATTAAAGAAGGTAAAGGTTCCGACACTGGTTGGGGTAAACTCAAATCTGGTGCTGGATGGATTTCTCTGGATTACACAAAACGTGTATAAGTAAAGGAGATAAAATATGATTAGTTTCAGACAAAAGGGCGACTTTAAAAAGCTAACCCGCTACTTAGAAAAAGCAAAAGAGGCTGTCAAACTTGGAGACCTCGATAAGTACGGTAAAGAAGGAGTAGCCGCCCTTGCGTCTGCAACACCTGTAGATACCGGAAAAACTGCTAATTCTTGGTATTACGAAATAGAACATAAAAACGGGTCAGTTACAATTACTTTTAATAATTCAAATATTCAAAATGGAGTATTAATAGCTATTATTTTATTTTACGGACACGGAACGAGAAATGGCGGTTGGGTAGAAGGGCGAGATTACATTAACCCTACTATCCGACCTGTTTTTGATAGACTTGCAAATCAAGCATGGGAGGAGGTTACTAAGTTATGAGCACAACTATTGATCAAAGAGTTGTCGAGATGCGATTTGACAATAAACATTTCGAACAGAATGTTCAAACGACGATGTCAACTCTCGATAAACTTAAACAAAAGTTAAATCTGACTGGTGCTTCCAAAGGTTTAGAAAGTATCAATTCTGCGGCTAAGAATAATAACATTCATATGCTTGGGGCTGCGGCTGAACAAGTAGGTGTTAAATTCTCAGCTATGCAGGTTGCTGGTATTACCGCGATTAGTAGACTTACAAATCAGGCTATGGCGGCTGGTGAAAAGATTGTTAAAGCTCTTACAATTGATCCTGTTAAGACTGGTTTCGAAGAATACGAGACTCAGATTAATGCAGTTCAGACAATTTTAGCGAATACATCGCATAACGGTACAACGATTGACCAGGTTAACGATGCGTTACAACAGTTGAATGAGTATGCAGACAAAACCATTTACAACTTTACAGAAATGACTCGTAATATCGGTACATTTACCGCGGCGGGTGTCGATTTGGATACTTCAGTTTCAGCGATTCAGGGTATTGCAAACTTGGCGGCAGTATCAGGTTCGACTTCTCAGCAGGCAAGTACAGCAATGTATCAGTTATCTCAGGCTTTAGCAGCTGGACGAGTTTCTCTTATGGACTGGAACTCAGTAGTTAATGCCGGTATGGGTGGTAAAGTATTCCAAGATGCGTTAATCAGAACATCCAACGTTATGGGTACTGGTGCGGATGCAGCGATTAAGAAATACGGTTCATTCCGAGAATCTCTTACCAAAGGCGAATGGTTAACAACCGAAGTTCTCACTGAAACTTTGAATCAGTTTACAATGGCTGCCGAAGAAGGTAGTAAAGAATGGGAGAAATTCAAAAAATCCCTCAAAGATAAAGGTTATTCGGAAGAACAAGCTACAGCGATTCTTAAGATGGCGAATACTGCTACTAGCGCAGCTACCGAAGTTAAAACCTTTACCCAATTATGGGACGTATTAAAAGAGTCAGCTCAGTCGGGTTGGTCACAAACTTGGAAATTGTTAGTTGGCGATTTTGAAGAGGCTAAAGCTTTATTAAGCCCTGTAGCGGATGTGTTAACCGGAATTATTAACACAATGTCAAAGACGCGTAACGACATATTAGAGAGCGCACTCGGCAAAAGTTTCACAGGATTAGCCGATAAGATTAAAGGAATTACCGATCCCGTTAAGAAATCTGCAGATGGTGTAAAAGAAGTAGTCGATTCGGTAAAAGATTACGCAAAAGTAGTCGATGAAATTATCGGCGGTAAATGGGGTAATGGCCAAGCTCGCTGGGATGCTTTAACCAAAGCAGGTTACGATTGGGCTCATGCTCAGAATCTAGTTAATGAAAAACTCGGTTCGAGTGTAAGACATACTACCAACTATAAAGAAGCTCAAAATGGAGTTAAAAAAACTCAGGAAGAGACGACTGAAGCTACTGCTAAATTCATACAGAAGTTGACAGAAAAGTCTGATGCTGAATTAAGAGCTGCAGGATATGACGAAAAACAAATCAAAGCTCTTCGTGAAATCCAAAAACAGGCTGATAAAACAGGTTTGTCCGTAGAAGAATTTGTATTAAATATCGATAAGCTCGACGGTAAATGGTTGATCGTCAACTCATTTAAAAATATTTGGTCTGGTTTGTCTACGGTTGTTAAATCGTTCGGACAGGCTTGGCGAGAAGTATTTCATGGTGACGCAAGTGATGAAGAAATATTGGCTAAACGTGCTGATATGATTTATAACATTATCGCAGCGATCCATAAGTTTACTACATATTTAAAAACCAACGGTGAAGCTTCCGATAAACTCGTAAGAACTCTCAAAGGGTTACTCGCTATCGTCGATATCCTTACAACTATATTCGGTGGCGGTTTGAAGATAGCTTTTAAAATAGTAACCAGTTTGCTAGAAGCGTTCGACATGAATATACTCGACGTTACTGCGAATATTGGCGATGCTATAGTAGCTTTCAGAGATTGGTTTGATAGTTTATTCGATTGTAGTGGAATAGTTGAGGTATTAGTACCAATATTAAAGAACGCTGCGGATGTTATTGGATATTTCATAACTTCCGTAAAAGAAAGCGATACTCTGGCTCTGCTCGTTAAAAATCTGAAAAGTGCTATCAAAGCCATAGGTGATTGGATTAAAGGACTTAAAAATGCCGAAAATATTCCTGAGTATATAGCGGATGGACTTATCAACGGGCTTAAAGCGATTGTAGAGAATTTCGATAGTTTTGCTAAGTTGATATCTGACAAAATCAAAGAAATTCCAAACGATATTATCGCTGGTCTGACCGGTGGTTTATGGAATGGCGCTTCTGGTATCATTAAGACGCTCATGAACTTGGGTATCAAAATGATCGAAGCTATCTGTAATGTGCTCGGTATTCATTCTCCTTCAACCGTATTTATTGCGATTGGAGGATTCATTATAGCGGGACTTGTATTAGGACTCACACAAGGATTCCCTGAAATTTGGGAAACTATTAAAACACTCGGACGAACATGCGCTGAGGGTATAACCGGAGCATTTGAAGGTTTACAGTCTTCTAAAGTTTACGGCTATATCAAATCATTCGTTGGTAAGATCGCTAGTTTCATAAAGAATCTCGATTTTGGACAGATTTTAGCTATCGGTCTTGGTACTGGAATGTTGTTCACTGTTAATAAAATGGTTAACGTTATCCAGGCGATTATTAACCCACTCGAAGGTTTGGGTGATATGCTCAGCGGTGTTGGCGAAATGTGCGAAGCGATTGGCGAGGGTGTTAAGAAATACTTTAAGTCGAAAGCCATGAAGAATTATGCAACTGCCGTATTAATTATGGCTGGAGCTATTACCTTAATTGCATTTTCAATGAAAACATTAGCTGATATTGATACATCGGATTTGGTTAAAGCTGGTGTTGCTATTGTGGTAATCACAGGTATTGTTACCGGACTAACCATATTGGTCAGTAAATTAAATACTGTTGGCGATTTCAGTATCAAACATGCTTTTGTAGTAATTGCTATCGCTGGCGCAGTTAGTTTATTGGTACTTGCGTTATCTAAATTAACGAACCTAGTTAATTCTGCGGAAAATCTCGGTTCTACGCTTGGTGTACTAGCTGGAATGTTATTGGGATTAGGCGGAATTGTGATCGCAATAAATGCTGTAGCAAAGATTGGAAATGAGGCTAACTTAAAAGGCGTTGGTTCCATGATACTTAAAATGTCCATAGCGATGTTATTATTGGTTCAAGTAATCAAAATGGTGTCCAAACTCGATAATGGTGATATAATCAAAGGTTTGGCTGTCATCGGAACTCTCGAATTATTGTTTATCGGTATAGTTGCTGTTTCGAAGCTTGGTGGAGAACATGCTAAAAAAGCTGGTAGCATGATGTTAAAAATGTCGTTTGCACTATTAGCTATGATCGGTGTTATTAAAGTGGCATCTATGCTTGACAATAACGAGATTAAGAAAGGTCTTAAAGTTGTAGCGTCCGTCGAGTTATTATTTATGGGTATCATCGCAGTATCTAAACTAGCTGGTGAACACGCAAACAAGGCTGGTGGAATGATATTAAAAATGTCAGTGGCTCTGTTGGCAGTAGTATTCGTTATTAAGCAAATTTCCAAAATGGATGACGGTGATATTAAACGAGGATTGACGGTAGTAGCTGTTTTAGAAATATTATTCGGCGGTTTAATCGCGGTGTCTAAACTAGCTGGTGAACATGCAACCAAAGCTGGAACTATGCTATTGCTTATGTCTGGTGCGTTACTGATCGTATCGGGTATTTTGTATATAGTAAGTCAGATGCCTACGGAAGGCTTAGGACGAGCATTGGGTATCGTTACAGTACTCGAATTGTTATTCATGGGTCTGATATCTGCGACCAAAAATATACCAGAAAAAGCGATAGGCACATTGATAATGTTAATCGCGTCGATTGGTATATTATTTGCTATGGTTATCGGTTTAACTTTTGTTGATCCTAAGAAATTAACGACAGCTACGGCGTCTATTTCTGCAGTTATTGGCATGTTTGCGGTGTTAGTAGGTTCTACTAAATATTTAACACATACTGACAAAACAGCTAAAATGTTATCTTCGATGGTAGGAGTTGTTGCTTTACTGGCCTTAATATTAGCCGGGTTATCACTTATTGGTAATGTTAATACAATGATTCCGTCAGTAGCATCCTTATCATTACTATTGTTAACATTTACAGGCTCGTTGGTGATTTTGAGTAAAACTGGAAACATATTACCGTCTGTTTCTAATTTGTTACCAACAATGCTCGGTATAACAGCTGGATTAGCTCTTATTGTAGCAGGTTTAGCCTTGATTAAGTCAGAATCGGCAATCACGAATGTTATGGCACTTTCTATATTATTGGAAGCGTTTGCTGTTTCCATGGTTGTATTAAGTAAAGCTGGAAATATATCAGCGTCTGTTGCATCGGCATTACCTGTTATGTTAGGTATTACTGCAGGTTTAGCTGTAATAATTGGACTTTTAGCTCTAATGAACGTGGAAGCTTCGATCAATAACGCGATTTCACTGTCAGTATTATTGAACGCATTTTCTATTTCATTAGTTGTATTAAGTAAAGCTGGAACTATTACATCTAGTGTTATAACCGCACTTCCAAGTATGTTAGGTGTTACAGCTGGATTAGCGATTATATTAGGATTGTTGGCTTTAATGAACGTTGAAGCATCATTATCTAGTGCGATCGCTCTCGGTGTATTACTTAACGCTTTCTCGGCTTCGCTTGTGATACTGAGTATGGCTGGAACTATATCACCGACTGCACAGGCAGCTTTGATTCCTATGCTTGGTATTACGGCTGGATTAGCTTTGATATTAGGTTTGCTTGCAGCTTTTGATGTACAACCTTCTATCGAAACAGCTATGTCCATATCTACGTTACTGTTAGCATTCACTGTCGCTCTTGGTATCTTAACCGCTATCGGTCCAGCTGCTGTTTTAGCGGATGCTGCCATGATAGCTTTGGGTAAACTCGTAGTCGGAGTTGGCATAGTTCTCGCAGCGTTGGGTGTGTTACAAGAAACATTCCCTAGTCTCGAATCATTCTTAGATAGCGGTTTACCGTTGCTTGAGAAACTCGGCTATGGATTAGGTTCGTTTGTTGGTAGTATTATCGGTGGTCTTGCTGATGGTATCATGTCTAGTTTACCTGCTATTGGTACGTATTTATCGATGTTCATGATAAACGCTATGCCGTTTATTGCCGGTGCACAGTTGATTAATGAGCAGATGTTAGCTGGAGTTAGTTCGTTGGCTAAAGCAATATTGATAATCACAGCGGCTGATATTATCAATGGCATATCTTCATTTCTCGGTGGCGGCGAATCATCATTATCCGCTTTCGGTGCTCAATTACCTAAGTTGGGATTGGATCTGGCTTCGTTTGCCGCAAATTTGGGAACATTCGATGAAAGTACTGTAACTACTGTGACTTGTGCTGCTAATGCTATCAAAGCTCTCGCTATAGCCGCTTCTGAAATTCCAAATGAAGGTGGATGGGCCGCTAAGATATTTGGAGAAAACAGTATTGCAACATTTGGCGAGAAGTTACCGCAATTAGCTACACATTTACGTAGTTTCATTACGAATTTAGGTACATTCGATGAGGCTACGGTAACTACTGTTAAATGCGCGGGCAATGCCATTAAAGCTCTTGCCACAGCTGCTTCCGAAATTCCAAATGATGGAGGATGGGCTGGAAAGATATTTGGCGAAAACAGTATTTCTACGTTCGGCGCGAAGTTACCTGCGTTAGGAACACATTTAAAGAGTTTCGTAACAAATCTCGGAACGTTTGACGAGGCTACCGTTTCTACTGTCGGTTGTGCTGGAGATGCTATAGCAAAATTAGCTGAAGCCGCTTCAAAAATTCCTAATGAAGGCGGATGGGCTGCTAAGATATTTGGTGATAATAGTTTAGCTTCATTTGGGGATCAATTACCTACACTGGGTACAAATCTTAAGAACTTTGCCACAAATCTTGGTACATTCGACGAAGCTACAGTCGCCACTGTTGATTGTGCTGGTTCAGCTATCGCGTCTATGGCTAAAGCTGCTAGTAGTATAGATGGGCAACCGGGATGGGCTAAAAAGTTATTCGGTGATAACAGCTTAGCTTCATTCGGTGGAGATATGGAGAAACTTGGAACGAACCTGAAGAACTTTGTTAGTAATCTTGGTACTTTTACGGGTGCTCAAGTAGCAACAGTAAATAGCGCTGTAGGAGCAATTAAAGCGTTTGCTAAACTGGCTGATGCTGACTTGAAATCCGCTAAGAAACACTTGACTGGATTCAGTGAAGATTTACCAACGCTCGCTAGTGATATTGCTGACTTCTGTGGAAAAATGCCTGGCTCAGATTCGATAACCACTGCGAAAACTAACGTTAGTAAATTGGTGGATATGATAGGTGAATTAGCTTCTGCGAAATCTTCAGAGGCGGTAACATTCACCAATAACTTGAAGAAACTTGCTGATGACGCTGTTAAGAAATTTGTGAAAGCTCTCACGAGTGAATCGGCGAAATCTGATGTCAAGAAAGCAGGGGTAACGTTAATCGAGAAAGTTATCGATGGTGTTGAATCGAAAAAGAAATCGCTTAATACCGCTTTCGGCGATGCTGTAAAAGGTGGTCCTAAGAAGATCAAAGAGTATAAAGACGATTTCTCCACAGCGGGTAAAGCTTTGTGTACAGGCTTAGCTAACGGTATTAAGAATAATCAAGGTAAGGCAGTAGCTGCCGCAGAAGCAATGGCTAAGGCCGTTAAAAACGCAGCCAAAGAAGCTCTTAAAATCAATTCGCCATCAAAAGTATTCGTAGCGATCGGTTCTGGTGTTATCGAAGGTTTTGTAAAAGGTATTGATGACAATATGGGCTATACAACTACCGCTGTTACTGATATGGCGGATACTGCTAAGAATGGATTTGGTAAAGCGATTAGTTCTATCACTGGATTACTCGATGGTTCTATGGAAATGCAACCTACAATTAGACCAGTTCTCGATTTGAGTAACGTTAAATCAGGAGCTGCTTCTATTAATGGTATGCTGAATAATCAATCGGTTGGGATTTCATCGAATATTAATGCGATCTCTAACATGATGAACCAGAGAAATCAAAATGGAACGAATAATGACATCGTATCAGCAGTCGACAGGTTATATCGTAAGTTAGATAATGTCGGCGGCAACACAACATACAACGTAAACGGAATTACATATGATGATGGAAGTAATGTTTCGAATGCAATTTCAGCTCTCATTAGAGCAGCAAATCTGGAGAGGAGGATTTAAACTTGGCTAAACTATCAAGTGATAAAACATACGTTACCGTAGAAAAAGGCGATACCTTAAGTGCGATTGCGAGAGACTACGGTAACGGTCTCTCCTATAAACAACTAGCTAGTATAAATAATATTTCAAATCCGAATCTTATTTATATTGGTCAGAAAGTTAAATTATCCGGTACAGCTACGAGTAGTACATCATCTAATTCGAATACGGCTACTATCGATCACTTCGGTCTTCAAAGCAACGCGGACGGTGTATTATTTGCTACTTGGACTTGGAGTAAAAGTAATACTGCTAATTATGAAGTTCAGTGGTATTATCACACGGGAGATGGAGTTTGGTTTGTAGGGACAAAATCTACTACTGAAGATAAGCAGAGTACATATTCCATTCCGTCCAATGCTAAAAAGGTAAGATTTAGAGTTAAACCTATATCCAAAACTAAGACCGTTAACAACAAAGAAACTTCTTATTGGACGGCATCTTGGTCTTCATACAAAACATTCGATGTTAGCGCAAATATAGTAAAAGCGCCAAATGCTCCTAGTATCGAAATTGAGAATTTTAAACTTACTGCGGAAATCGCTGATATTAACGCTTCGGACGTAAATGCAACAGGGGTACAGTTTCAAATTGTAAAGAATAATACCACGATATTTAAGACTGGTAAAGCTACCATTAACACCAGTACGAATTATGTTTCATATTCTTGTACAGTCGATGCGGGAGGAGAATACAAAGTTCGTGCTAGATGTTACAAAGGTAGCACTTATAGCGATTGGTCTGGATATTCTGGCTCAGCTGAAACAATGCCCGCAGCGACATCTGGTATTACTACGATAAAAGCGACATCTGAAACTTCAGTATATCTTGAGTGGGCTGCTTCTACCGCCGCTGAAACATACGAAGTTGAGTACACTACGGAATCAAATTATTTCGACAACACTGATCAGACGACAACGAAATCAGGTATTAAAAACACACATTTCGAATTTGTTGGACTTACTAGCGGCGATGAATATTTCTTTCGTGTTAGAGCTGTAAATACAAAAGGCGAATCATCTTGGTCTGAAATTAAATCAGTAGTTCTCGGCGAAGATCCTGCGGCTCCGACTACATGGTCATCTACAACCACAGCGATTTCAGGGGAAAAAGTTATTCTTTACTGGGTACATAATTCAAAAGACGGTTCGAGTCAAACATTTGCGGAACTCGAATTGATCATTAACGGAGTAACATCAACCCTTAAAATCGAGAATACAACCGACGAGGACGAGAAAGATAAAACGAGCTTCTATGAAATAAGTACGGTTGACTACAATGAAGGGACTACGATTCAATGGCGAGTTAGAACAGCAGGCATCACAAAAGTATACGGTGACTGGTCTATACAGAGAACTATTGACGTATACGCTCCTCCAACACTTGAACTTAGAGTCACATACGCGAATGGTGATGCCGTTGACGATTTGACTGGTTTTCCTTTCTACGTATATGGCTTACCAGGACCAAAAACACAAGCTCCAATCGGTTACCATTTAACTATTACATCCAATCAAGTTTATGAGACTGTAGACAATATTGGAAATTTCAAAATGGTTAACGCTGGGGAGGAAGTTTACTCGAAATATTTCGATACGACTGATGCGTTATTGGTTGAATTTACACCTGGAAATATCGACCTTGAAAATGGTGTGACTTATACGGTGACGGGTACGGTTTCCATGAATTCGGGATTAACCGCTGAATCGAGTTGCGAGTTTAATGTTGTTTGGACTGATATAGAGTATTCTCCAAATGCTGAGATTAGTTACGATGAAGATACATATGTAACCCATATCAGACCATATTGCGAGAGTTCGAGTTTGATATTCTATCAAGTTGAATATAGCAGTAATCGTTATACGAAAACTTCTACGGTAGTATCAATGGCTGACGGTTATCCAGTTGAGAAGACCAACGGAACAAATGTTTATACCACAACTGGCGAACAGGTGTTTACTGGAACCACTACCGACGGAAGCTCTGTTTACTATTGTACGGTTGAATCTAAAACATTAATCGAGGGCGTTACATTATCAGTTTATCGAAGAGAATTCGATGGGACATTTACTGAACTTGCGACAGGATTGGAGAATACAAAGAATACATTCATCACTGACCCTCATCCATCATTGGATTATGCCCGCTATCGAATAGTAGCTATAACCGATGAAACCGGAGCGGTTAGTTATTACGATGTACCAGGATATCCGATAAAAGAGGTAGCTGTAATCATTCAGTGGTCTGAGGAGTGGAATACATTCGATACCGATAGCGAGGATGAAATGGCCGAACCTGCTTGGTCTGGTTCTTTGCTTAGACTCCCATATAACATCGACGTATCCGACAGTCATAAACCAGACGTGTCACTAATTGAATATATTGGAAGAAGAAATCCTGTTAGTTATTACGGAACTCAGAAGGGCGAGACTGCTAGCTGGAGTGTTGAAATACCTAAGAGCGATAAAGAAACGTTATATGCTTTACGACGATTAGCTGTTTGGATGGGAGATGCGTATGTTCGTGAACCATCTGGTAGCGGATATTGGGCGAATATTACCGTTTCGTTCAGTCAGAAACATTGTGACGTAACTATCCCAGTATCATTTGATATTGCTAGAGTTGAAGGGGGTATTTAATCATGGCTGATTGGACCGCCTCAATGCAACAAACTTTCGAGTATTACATAGTCGATCCAGGGACTTGGAAAGACATGAAAAAACTCAACAATGTGAAATCTTGCACAATTAATCGTGATTCGACGGTCGAGACTCTTGGTTCCGCTACGATTGATGTTACAGATATGTTGGGCGAGTGTTATGTTCGTGTGTATCTCATTACAATTCAAAATGGAGTAAAAGAGAAGCATCCGTTGGGTACCTATCTCGTACAAACACCGTCGTCAAAACATGATGGTAAAATACGTGATGTATCTTTGGATGCTTATACTCCGTTATTGGAATTAAAGGAAAAGAATCCGCCTTTAGGATATTCTATTCTCAAAGATAGCAATATTATGTCTAACGCATATAAATTAGCACGAGAAGCAACAAGGGCTCCTGTAGTACAAGCAACGAGTTCCGAAAAATTAAATTTCGATTTTGTAGCGAATACTGATGACACATGGATGACCTTCATAACCGATTTAATATCGAACGCAAAGTATTCATTCGATCTAGATGAGTTAGGTCGTGTGTTATTTGCACCTAAACAGGAATTACCATCGTTACAACCTGTTTGGACATATGATGATGGTAATAGCTCGATTTTGTATCCAGAAATAACAATGGATCATGATTTGTACGGGATTCCAAACGTCGTTGAGGTTATTTATACTAGCGGGTATGATTACTACTACGGTAAAGCAGTAAACGATGATCCGAATAGTCCAGATTCGTATCGTTAGGCACAAACAAACCGTCTCTGCTCATTTGCTCAACCAC